AGTATTATAAAAAAATAAAAAAAAGCATGAAGGGAAAAGATTACATTTTTAAGAATAAAAATAAATATAATAAAAAGCACATTAGATTATTAAAAAATGGGGGCAATTCTTTTTTTAAATGAACTATAAACAACAACTAGAAGTAATAACAGGACTATTTATTCCGCCTAATACAGCAATGAGATTGGATTGTCCTTTCTGTAGTGGTAAGAATACATTATCTGTGGATACAATGCATAACAATATTAATTGGTATTGTTTTCATGCGTCTTGTAGTGCTAAAGGAAAATATCAAGGAGAAAAGAATATGAACTATGTGAATGCTACATTCAAACAGAAAGAAGAAAGTTCAGATACAGAATTTATAGTACCAGATAGCTTTAAGATATTAGATTCAAATGATAAAGCTAAAAAATATATTCATAAAAATAATTGTTGGGAAGCCTGGTCTTGGGGTAGAGCAGATATTAAATATGATGTGAAACAAGACCGAGTTGTATTCCTAATTAGGGATAACGAAGATCCAACTACATTTGTGGGTGCAGTAGGTAGAGCATTAAGTTCTATGACATATCCTAAATGGCATATGTATGGTAATAAAGATGTACCTTTTAAATGTGGATTGCCAGAACATAAGGAAGCAATCATAGTAGAAGATTGTGCTTCTGCTTGTGCAGTATCTAATATACTAACAGGTGTGGCTATACTTGGTACATCATTAAAGGAATCTCATAAGCAATATCTAAAACAATATGATAAGATATATGTAGGATTAGATAGAGATGCAACAAAGAAATCATATGACATAGCTAATGAATTAAAATCTTATGGCTTACAGAATGTACATGTTAAACCATTGTCAGATGATTTAAAATATTTTAGTACAGAAGAAATTAAAAATATATTTAGAGTGGGGCAAGGTGGTTGGGTGTCATGATTGAACAGCTAGAACATAACTGGAGAAATAAATTTGGTAAAAATGCTAAAAGAGTTGGTGATGTGGTTGAGAGTTTGGCCGTATCTAGGCTATTAAAATCAGGATGGGAAGTGTTTAAAAATGTATCATCGGTGGGTCCTGTTGATATATGTGTACTAAATACAGAAACAAATAATTTTTATTATATTGATGTAAAATCAATTAATGTAAGCTATAAATCTATTGAGCACTTTTTACAAAGTGGGAGTAAGATAGGATTAACATCAGCTCAAAAAATTTTGGATGTTAAAATTGCTTATTATTTTGAGGATAGGGTATATATTATACTTGACAGAGAAACTAAACAGGTGATAATTATATGATAGAGAAACAAATAATAAAACTATTACTAGGTAAAAAATTTTATACACAATACAAAGGTCAGATTACTCGCAATGTATTGCAAGGTAGCTTTGGTTCCTTATATGATACAATACAAAAGGCACATGACAAATATGATGCTGATATAAATATTGATGAACTATATTCTTTACACACAACAATATATAATCCTGCAATAACTAGGGCAGCTAAAGAACAGTTAAGTGAATTAATAGAAGATATAAAAGAAACACAAGAGCCATCAAAAGAAATAGCAGATGATATTGTAAAGATATTAAGTGAGAGAGATGTGGCTCAAAGGATTGCAGTAGAAGCTACTGAAATATTTAATGGTAAACCAGCAGATTTTAACAGTATAGTTTCTATGATAGAGAAATACAAAACAGGATTACCTGCAGAAAAATTAGATGCAGTTACAAATGATGTAGTAGAATTACTTGAACAATTAAATATAGTCAGTAAGTGGCAATTTAATTTAACTTCATTAAAAGATAATGTAGGTGGAATTGGGCCTGGAAATTTAATGATTGTATTTGCCAGACCAGAGGTTGGTAAGACAGCATTCTGGGTAAGTTTATGTTCAGCATCTAACGGATTTGCCGAACAAGGTGCAAAGGTACATGCATTTATCAATGAAGAGCCAGCAGTTCGTACACAAATGAGAGCTATCAGTTGTTTTACTGGGTATAACAGGGAACAAATACCAGAAAATATAGAGGACACACAAGTTGAGTGGGCAAAAATAAAAGATAATATTAAAATGATTGACACTGTTGATTGGTCTTTAGATGATTTAGATAGCCATTGTGAAAAACATAAACCAGATATAATTGTAATAGATCAATTAGATAAAGTAAATGTTAAAGGGACATTTGCAAGAACAGATGAAAAGTTACGAGCAATATATACAGGTGCTAGAGAGATAGCAAAGAGAAGAGATTGTGTAGTGATTGCTATATCACAAGCATCAGCAGATGCAGATAATAAAGACCATATATCATTTGCTATGATGGAAAATTCCAAGACAGGCAAAGCTGCAGAAGCAGATTTAATTATAGGTATAGGTTGTGGTAGATATTCCAGAACAGATGATCAAGATAATGGTAGTAGAATATTAAATATTAGTAAAAATAAAATAACAGGATATCATGGTACACCAGTTTGTATTATTGATAGATATTTAAGTAGGTATACAGATTAATGATAACAACAGTAGATGTAGAAACTTCGTATAAAAAAACAGTACATGGTGGTACAGATCCATCACCATTTAATCCACAGAATATCCTAGTAAGTATAGGAATTAATGATGAGTATTATTTTACTAATCATAGTAAAAGAGTTGATGAAGGATGTTATTATAAAATACAAAAGATATTAGATGAAACTAAATTATTAATAGGGCATAATATTAAATTTGATTTAAGTTGGTTGTTAGAATCTGGATTTAAATATGATGGCAATGTATATGATACTATGATAGGAGAATATATTTTAAATAAAGGTATAAGAAAAAGTTTAACATTACAAATGTGTTGTCAACGTAGAAAAATAGGATCAAAAGATGATAGAATAAAAGAATATATGGATTTGGGTGTATCATTTGAAAATATACCAGTAGATGTTGTGGAAGAGTATGGTAGAATTGATGTGGCTATTACTAGAAAATTATTTGATTCCCAAATGGAAGATTTAAAATCAGATAATAATAAACATTTACTTAAGACAGTTAAGATGATGAATGAGTTTTTAATTGTATTAACTGATATGGAACGTAATGGTATTCATATAAATTTAAATGATCTTGCACAGGTAGAGAAAGAATATAGAGCAGAGTTTGCGTATTTAAAACAAAAGATTAATAAGATTGTTTATAATAAAATGGGTGATACTGAAATTAATTTATCAAGTCCAGAACAATTATCGTGGTTAATTTATTCAAAGAAACCTAAAGATAAAAAAGAATGGGCTAGAATATTTAATATAGGAATTGATAAACATACAAGAAAAAATAAAAAAAGACCTAGATTTAGTTTCAGTCAATTTAGAACTTTAATTGCTAATAATAGTAATCCTATATATAAAACTATAGCATCACAATGTTTACACTGCAAGGGTAAAGGTGTAATTAACAAGATTAAAATTGATGGTACACCATATAAAAAATATACAAAGTGTAGTGAGTGTGATGGTGAGGGATTTATTTATAGTAACATAGCTAAACTTGCAGGGTTTAATCAGAGACCTCGAAGTGTGTATGATGTAGCTGAATCTGGATTTAGGACAGATAGAATTACATTAAATAAAATTGCAGGAGAAGCAGAGGGAGAGTTTAGAGAATTTATAGATTCGGTTATTAGGCACAATGCTATAGCTACATATTTAAATACTTTTGTAGAAGGATTACAAAATTTTACAAATGAAAATGAGTTATTACATCCTAAGTTTATGCAGGCGGTAACAGCAACAGGTAGATTATCTAGTCGTGATCCTAACTTTCAAAACCAACCTAGGGGTGGAACCTTCCCTATTCGTAAGGTAATACAGTCTAGATTTGAAGGTGGTCAGATACTTGAAGTAGACTTTGCACAATTAGAATTTAGAACTGCAGTATTCTTAGCACAAGATAAACAAGGGATGGAAGATATAAAAAATAATATAGATGTTCATCAATATACTGCTAGTATTATTGGTGTGTCCAGACAAGATGCAAAGGCACACACTTTTAAACCTTTGTATGGTGGAACAACAGGAACTGATGACGAAAAAAAATATTATAAAAAGTTTGCAGAAAAATATGCTGACATAACTAGATGGCATGAGGAACTACAGACACATGCTATTACTTATAAGAGAATTAAACTACCTACAGGTAGGGAGTATTCATTTCCATATGCAGAGAGAATGCCCTGGGGTGGATCTAGTTATAGTACACAAATAAAAAATTATCCTGTACAAGGTTTTGCAACTGCTGATATTGTACCATTAGCATGTATAAAAATATATGAACTAATGAAAGAACAAAAGGTAAAGAGTTTACTTATTAACACAGTTCACGATTCTATTGTGGCTGATGTTTATCCTGGTGAAGAAGCTGTAATGGGTAAGATATTTAAACAGGGTACGGCTTCTGTAATACCTGCATTGAAAGAGTATTATGGAATTAATTTTAACATTCCACTTGACACTGATCTCAAGATGGGATATAATTGGTTAGATATAAAGGAGGTATAATATGAGTAATGTACATAGAAAATACGGAATAGAAATATCCCGTAAAAATTTCGCACCCCAACAGGCAGCACAAGCATTTGTAATGCAAGAAATAAAAGGTTGGGTTGATGAGTTTAATAAAATGCAAGGCATTGATAACATTTTTGAAAAAAAATTTGTTGTCGCTCTTGCAAAATTACATAATAAAATTTCACATAGTTTTAATAAAAATGGTTCTAGTGAACCAATAGAACTAGATGAAATAGTAATAGATAAACAGTAAAAATAGGAGGTATAAATGGTAAAAGTTAAATTTATAGAAAAAGAAGAAGTTCCTATTGTTTGGGGAAAAGACGATGGTGTTCATTATGTGACAGGAACATACAAGAAAGATAAACCCAATGAAGACATTGGATATCAAAAATGGGAAGTTACAAAAACATATGAGGTAACTATGATTTATGAAGTAGTTGCCAAGACTAAAGAAGAAGCTGAAGAATTGTTTGAACGCAAAGAAGATCCAAAAGAAGAAATAGATGAGTATGGACGTACGTTTAGAGAAACAATTAAAAGCAAATACTATTTCGATTTATCAGGCGATGAACCTGTAGAGTGGAAAAAAATCGAAGAGTGTATTCCAGGTGAGGATACTGACTATGACACAGATAAAATATTTTTAAACTACGAAGATCCTGATTGGTCAAAGGATGACTTTGAGTGGTATAAAAATGAAGATGGCACAGACATAAAAAAGGAGGTAAATAATGGAAGTACCAATACTTGATAAAGGTATAGATGATTGGGGGAATGATGAGCAAGAAGAAGCTTATGATAAACTTCAGCAACTAAAGCAAGACTTTGAAGGCACCCCTACAAAACTCTATATAAATAACAATGAAGAACTACAAAGTTATATGATGTGGTTTGCTCGTATGGATGGGTTGACCTACGAGCTGACTGATGGGGAGACTCGAGTATGTTAGAGCATGTCATTGGTGTAGTATTACAATTAGGAATTGTATTATTTTTTTTATTTATGATTCTTTCTGTATTATTTACTTGACAAAACCCTTAAAGTATGATATAAGGATAAACAAAATAAGGAGGCTATTATGGAAAAAAATGAAATAGCAAATATAAATAAGATGTCCGATGAGCAAATTATGCAAGCTATTGGGCAGGACGATGGATCTAAAAGTGGTATTAATATACCACGATTAGGAATCAATCGTTCACCTGAAGATGACGATGGTAATCAATTACCTGTAGGACATTTATTCGCCTATGACTCAAGTGTAGGACAAAATGTTTTTGGTAAGCCTGTTACCTTTAGACCTTTTATCAGTGCAATGCAGTACATGCATTATGATCCTGAAAAAAGTGAGTATGTAAATCGTTCTATTATTTTCAAGAACTGGAAAGAAGAAGCGATTGATATATTGGGAGGAACAAAGTGTGGTAAAATTCCTTTTAAGGAAAGATCCTCTTTAACTCCTGAACTATTAGCAGAGCAAAGAACTATAAGATGTTATAGATTACTCTATGGTTTGTTATCGTTCAGTGGTAAAAAAGCAAATGGTGAAGATCATACCATAGCTAATTTACCTGTGTTATGGAGAGTGACAGGAACAGCGTTTGCTCCTGTGGGTTCTGCATTAGATCAAGTGAATAAACGTAAGAAACTTATGTTTACAACTACGTTTTCAATTGATTCTAAAAGACAGAAGAAGGGTGGTAATGTTTATTACACACCAGAGATCTCTGTTAATGCAGATGCTAATCTTAAAATGTCTAAAGAAGATGTAGATACTCTGTCTGTATTTCAAGATGTTATTAATACAGAAAATGCAGAAGTAGTAGATCTTTATAAGGCTGCTAAGAAAAATAAATATAATCCTACTGATGGGGACTCAGCAACGATAGTTTCTAAAGTAGAAGATCCAGCGGAGATTCTGGCTAAATAATGACAGATATCCTCTCTAAAGTTCAACTGTATTTAGATAAGGCTGCTAAAGAACCTATCGAAATATCTGATAAACTTGTTGAAGAGTTTGGTGAGGCATGTAAAAGTGCCTTACGCAAACAATTCTCTGAAGAACGTAGAAGAGAATTTAAACCAAGGATGTCCAATATAGGGAGACCTTTGTGCCAATTACAAATGGAATCAAAGAAAGTAAAAGGCGAAGGTCAACCCTATAATGTGAAGATTCGAAATACCTTTGGGGATTTAATTGAGGCGTTGGCAATATTTGTTTTAAAATCGGCAGGAGTAACTATAGAAGATGAGCAAAAAAATGTTAAGTATAAGTTTAATGGATCAACGATTGAAGGTAGGCTTGATGTTAAAATTGATAAGAAAGTTTGGGATATTAAAAGTGCATCGCCTTATTCCTTTGAGAAGAAATTTGGAACAGCAGGTGGCTTTGAGGAAGTAGCTAAGGATGATGCCTTTGGATATGTATCTCAAGGTTATCTGTATTCTGAAAGTGAAAAGGTACCTTTTGGTGGGTGGATTGTAATTAATAAATCTACTGGCGAGTGGACAGTTTGTAAAACTCCACTTGCTGATGACCATTATAAAGTTGAAGCGTTAAAAAATGCAGAAGAAAATTTAAAAGCATTAGAAAATAAAGTTCCCTTTAAGAGATGCTTTAATGAAATTGAGGAAACCTATCGAACTAAAAAAACAGGCAACAAAGTTTTGGGTATGGTCTGTTCGTTCTGCCCATACAAACTTCCTTGTTGGGGAAGTAAATTGCAGTTGTTACCGCAACAGCAATCACAAGGTAAAAACCCTAAGTGGGTTTGGTATACTGAAGTAAACAATCCGAGGAAAGATGACAACTATACGAAGTCGAAAAGCTAAGGGTCGTAGACTACAGAACTGGGTGAGAGATAGTTTGAGGGGTCTGTTTCTTGCCCTTACCAATGATGATGTTAAGGTAGCCATTATGGGTGAACGGGGTGCTGATGTTAAATTATCAAAGAGGGCAAAGAATGTATTCCCCTATGATATTGAATGTAAGAATACCGAAGGATGGAAAAAAATTTATGATGCCTATGATCAAGCAAGTTCTCATGGAAACGATCAACCATTGGTGTTTATTAAAATGAATCATCGAGAACCTTTAGCAATCGTAAATGCAAAACATTTTATGAGATTAAATAATGCAGGACTTTTAACTGAACCCGTTATGGTAAGATATGAAAAAGATAAGCACAAGTGATGTAAATGAAGTTTATAGTGAAGTCTTTCGTTTAATGATGAGACTTTGTAGAGATTATGATCCTTTAGCTGTGTCAGGGGTAATGCTTGCACAAGCTTTAAGACTTTATAAAACATCATTACCAATAGATGATTTTGATTTATTACTTGATGAGATTATGGCGACAGTTAAAGATGAGATTAAACCATTTGACATACCAAGATTAAACTGATATGACTAAGAAATTTGATTTTTTAAATTCTATTAAAGTTATTGTATCTCCTTGGGATAAAGGATTTACGTGTGGTATTTTATTAGATAGTCGGAATAAGATGACCG